CCTTCGCTTTTGGCTCCACAAAACACCACCCGCCTATTTTTGCCCGATTTTAGGCCGCTGGATGGCCCAAAAATGACCCCAAAAGCGTCTGCCGCAGAGATCCGGCAGATTGTGGAACGCGAAATGATTCGCTCACGCTACCTATCGCAGAGGGCCGCAAATGGCTAAGCAAATGGTCCGGCCAAATGAAGGCCGTGAAATTGCCAATCGTGCAATCATGCTACCGGAAGGCTACTTGTTACTTGCGGACGGCAGAGAACTAGCGATCACAAGATGGGCCCCCGTTCTCGAAACCGGCGAATGTATTCGAGTCAGCATTGAGGCAATAGTTTTTATTGAAAAGCACCCAGTTCTACCAACCGAGGACGCAAATGGCGCGACCTAGAAAACCCCCTGAAGAGCTTGAGCGCATCGGCGCGTACGACAAGAACCCGCAGCGGCGGATCATCGACGCGGCCAAACCGCTGGCCGGCTGCCCTGTTAAGCCGCATGAGGTTGCGGAGGATCCGGCGGCCGATCTAGCCTGGGACGAAGTTGCCGAGATTTTGAGCGGCATGGGCACCCTATCGCCCTCGTATCAAAAACAGATGACTCAATACGCGAAAGCGTGTTCGCGGGCTGATCAGTGTTGGCGAATCGTCAACGAAGAAGGGCTAATTGTTACTAACGAAAAGGGAGTGCCGTCGGTTCATCCAGCCCAAAAAGAGTGGGACGCCCTAACCGACAAGATCCTAAAAATTTGCATTGAGTTCGGATTGACGCCGGCCGCACGATCGCGGGTCCGAACCGGCAAGACCGAAGAAGACGCAGACCCGGTTCTAGAAATGCTGAAAAGGATGCAAGCGAAAAAGATTGACGTCGCAAACGGTTGACATTCGCGGCGACGTGATGGCTTATGCCGATGGCGTCGTCAGTGGCAAGATAACCGCAGGCAAGTGGGTCCGCCTAGCTTGCGAGCGGTTTTTGCGCGACTTGGCGGATCCCGGAGATTATTACTTCGACTGGGAGCAAGCGGAGAATGCTTGCTTGATTTTTCCGCTTATCTTTCGGCACTACAAAGGCGAATGGGCTGGCCAGCCGATTGAGCTTTGCGACTTTCAAAAGTTCGTCACGGCTAACCTGATCGGATGGAAGCATAAGCAAACGAACTTCCGCAGATTCCGCCGGGCTTTTGTTTCGGTTGCGCGAAAGAACGGGAAGACGACTTGGGCGGCAGGGCTTGCGATCCTGTTCGCATTCTTTGATGGCGAAGCGGCGGCCGAAGTCTACATCGGTGCAACTAAGCGAGAGCAAGCGGCGATTTTGTTTAATGATGCCAAGCAAATGATCGCGGCTTCGCAGACGCTAAGCAAACACGCCGACAGCCGCGTCAGTGTTATCCAGTTCCCTGCCACGCATAGCCTTATTCGACCGCTTGGAAGCGATAAGCCTTATGACGGATTGAACCCGCATGCAATCTTTCTTGACGAGCTTCATGCGTGGGTAGAGCGTCACCGGAAATTCTACGACACGATGCGGACCGGATCGGGTGCAAGGCGACAGCCTTTGCTCTGTACCATCACGACCGCAGGGGATGACAAGTCGGAGCTATGGAAAGACGAAGTCGGATACTGCAAGCTCGTTCTTGAGCAGCAAGCAACCGACCCGCAGTTATTTGCCTACGTTGCCGAGCTAGACGACGACGATGACCCGTTCGACGAATCAACTTGGATCAAGGCAAATCCGGGCTTAGGCCAATCGGTGAAGCTTGATTACCTACGCGAACAGGCAGCAGAGGCGAAAGCCAAGCAAACGGCCAAGAATCGTTTTTTGCGGTATCACTGCAACCGCATGACATCCTCGACGGAGCATGCTATTGACATTCGCCGATGGGACGAGCTTGGTACAGGATTGACCGACTGGGAAGACGCAGACGCAATCGCAGCCGGATTTGACCTCGGGGGCCGCGACGACTTGGCATCGTGGGCCGTTGTCGCACGGTTCAGGGTCGGCGAAGACGAAGACGAGCGGCCGATATATCGCTACGAATGCAAGCAGCGGTCGTATATGTTTGCAGACACACGCCGCGACTTGTCGCTACAGCCGTTCGCCTCTTTCATTTCGCAGGGACTTATCGACGTCGGCAAATATGCCCTAGACTCGCTACGCGACGACCTCATCAAAGAATGCGAGGACTGGAGCATATCCGAGATTGCATTCGACCCGTACCAGGCAAACGTCATTGCGGGACATCTTGAGCAGGAAGGATTGAAGCCCATCCGCATGCCACAAAATTATTTGCACTTTAACGAGCCAATTCGAGCATTCCTACAAGCGATCACCGAAGGCCGATTCTCGCACAGCGGATCTGATTCTCTGCTAAGATACTGCGTTCAAAATGCGGTAATAGTCAGAGATCGGGCGGATAGATGGATGTTTGATAAATCAAATAGCCGCGACAAGATTGACCCGGTTGTCGCGGTGGTTATGGCGTTTCGTGCTTGCATGAGTACACGGGCAAGGGCCCATGGTTCGATGTTTATCAGTTAAGGAATAAAACATGGCAGGACTGCTCAACATCGGCCGAATCTTTAACGGTTGGTTTGATGCTTTAGTTAACGATGAGAACAAAAAAGTAGTGTCGCCAGTTAAGGCGATGAGCTACGCCCCAGTGTGGTACGCAGTAAACAAGATCAGCGGCCACATGGGACAACTTCCGCTAGTCCTTCATCGCGGATTAGAGCGTGGGGCGGAACGGGCAACCGACGACTACCGCTACATGCTTTGCAAGAAGCGGCCGAACTACTATCAGACGCCAATGCAGTTCAAGCAATCGCTACAGGCAAACTGCTTAATGTACGGCAACGGCTTTGCATGGATTCGCCGTGCAGGCACTACAGCTAATTCACGTATCCTCGACTTGCTACCGCTTGATTCTGCCAAGATGGCTATTGTCATGTGGAAGGGCGAGAAGTGGTACTTGTATGATTCGCACAAAGACGAGCCGATTCGCAAATATCGAGACGAAGACATGCGGGAAGACCCCGACATTCCCGGAAGCGGCGGGTTGATGGTCATCGCCGACAGCGAGATGTGTCATTTTCCGGGGCTTGGCTTTGACGGCTTCGCAGGATTCAGCCTTTGGAAAATCGCAAACGACAATTGGGCGATCGGCATCGCGGCTGACAAGCTAATGAAAAGCGGATTTGACAAGGGTTTCCGATCGTCGATGCTATTGGAAGCTCCGGCCAATATGTTCCGCGACGAAAAGCAGGCCCGTGAATTTCTTGAAGGATTCCGCAAGCAGCATGGCGGACCGGACCAGAACGGGAATATCGGCTTACTTCGCGAAGGCATCAAAGCAAATGTCGTCTCGATGAACAGCAGAGACGCCGAAATAAACGACAGTCGACAGTTTAGCCGCGAAGACGTCGCCTTGTGGTTTTGCATAGAAACAATTCTTGGCGACGACTCGACATCATACAACGGCATCGAGCAGCGGACGCTGGCATATCTTTCAAACTGCTTGGCCAAATGGCTCAAGACCTGGGAGGAAGAACTAGACCGCAAGCTGCTAACCGAACGCGAGCAAGCGGCCGACGTGCTTTATTTCAAATTCCATGATCGGGCTCTATTGCGTACCGACTACTCGACAACGATCAACAGCCTTTCGACCGGGATTAACGCCCGGATCTACTCACCAAACGAGGCCCGCGAACTGCTTGACCTCAACCCATACGAAGGCGGCGACGTCTACGCTAATCCGGCGATCACTCCGGGCACTGGCGATCAGATTGACGAAGACGACGACCCGGAAGACGACATGGACGAAAGCGACACGGGCGCGCGAGCTATGCGGGTTGTGATTTCGCGGGTTCAGTCAGTCGAAAAAAATCGAGTCATCAAAGGTTGCAAGTCGAAAAACTTTGTCGATTGGGTCGATGGTTTTTATGCCCGATTCACATCGACGATTTCGGAAGCGATTCGACCACTGTTAGACGACAGAAGCGAAATTGCAGCGGAGACGATCGCAACCGAGTACACTGAGGCCAGCAAGTCGGCACTGCTTGATGCGGCTGGAAATGCAAAAGACGAAGCCGAACTCGTCGCCATTGTTGGCGAAACGGTCGCGGGTTGGGATTCCCGCGTTGACCAGGTCCTGAACGCTATTTCGGAGCAAAATAGCAAATGAGCGACACAAATCTGCCGATGGCGGCAACAGATGAGCGGTTTCGATGGTTGAATGACCACGCGGACGGCTGGCAATTCGGCGAAACGGGTATGCTTATCGAGCTTTCGGAGCTACTTGAGCCCGATTTAGCCGTTGAAATCGGGGCCGGAGACGGCCAAAGTTTGCCGCTGACGCTTGGCTTTTTGCTTGAAAAAGGCGTTAAAACAGTGCTTTTTGAGGCTGACGAATTGCGTCAAAACGCTCTCAAAATGACCAAAAAAGCAGCGGTTATTCATGGTTTTTTCAATGCAAGGCTGCTAGATGGCTTGGATCTATCGCAAAGCTTTGTTGTAGTTGACGTCGATGGCCAAGATTGGCCAATCGCGGAGGAAGTGCTTAGGTGCGGACGTCCGAAGGTGATGATGATTGAGCACTACGACGAATATGGACCGCGGTGCGGTCGATGCGAGCCGGAAGGATTGCCGCCGCGATGGTGTCTTGGCTTGCTTGTCGACGGGTTTTCAATTCAGGCACCCGCAAAGGAAATTGAAAAACGTATTCGATACTACGGCTACACGCTAGTTGCAAAAAGCCGCGTAAACTCTTTGTTTGTTCGGAATGATTTATTGCCAACTTTGGAGGGCTGCTGATGTTTAGCTACAATACCTCGACGAAAGAAGTTTTTCTATACGATTACATCGGCCCGGAATGGTTTGGAATGATTGACGCCGGTGCCGTCCAGGAAGCGTTGAGCGCAATTCCTGGTCGTGCTACCGTCAGGATCAACAGCGGCGGCGGCGGAGTCGATGAGGGAATTGCCATTTATGAAATGATCCGACGACATCCCGGCGGCGTGGATGTTATCGTCGACTCTTCGGCATACTCGATTGCGTCGGTGATCATGCTTGCCGGCGAGTCTCTGACCATGACAAGAGGTGCGGCGGCTATGCTTCACTCGCCTTGGATGATGTTTGCCAGCGGCAACGCGAAAGAGCTTCGCAAGATCGCAGAGCAACTAGAGGCAAGCGAAGAACGGCTAGTCTCGATTTACGAAGACGCATTCGCCAAGCGAGACAAACGAAAGGGCCGCGACGAAATCAAGGCAATTTTGGAGGCCGAAACATGGTACACAGCACAGCAAGCACTCGATGCTGGACTGATCGACGCGATTGACGGCCAAGCGGTCGAACCCGTTGCGGCCAAGTACCGCAACATTCCGGCGGCAATCGCCAGGGCACAAAAAGCTGGCGACCGGACGCCATACCCGTTCGCGCGAGAATCGGCAAAACTAAGGCTTAGAAAAAACAGTTGACAACCGGTAGCAATTTGCTACCGTATGAGCACACGACGACTCTATCGTAACTCGGCAACTCGTTAGCGGCCGGATTTCGATTGGCGGCGATTTGGACAAACACCAAACCGCGGCCGATTAAATCCAGGCCGTTTGGCTTTTAGGACATGATCGGCCGCCAATCAAAAGGCTGATCATGGAATTAAGAGCACGAATCGAAGGGCTACAGGCCAAGCGGAATGAACTCTACGCAGAGGCCGAAGCGATCTTGGCGGTGGCGAAAGAGGCTGACCGCGATTTGACCGCCGACGAATCGGCACGGCTTGTTGCCATTCAGGGCAAAGGCGAAAACGACCTCGGAGAGCTTGGGGCGGTCGACTCGCAGCTCAAGCAATGGCAGCACGTCGCGACCCGAATGGAAATCACGCGGGCACAGGCGTCGGCACCGGCCCCGCGGCTTGGCGACCCGCCGGCGACCGTTGTCAACGTCAAGAAGTATCGCGGCAAGGCCAAAAACTTTGAAAGCCAACAAGATGCGGTCGATGCCGGTCTGTTCTGTGCGGCGGCGATCTACGGCCACGCTCCTTCGATGGACTACTGCCGCGAAAAAGGCTTGATCGTCAACGCTCACAGCGTCGGCGACAATACGAAGGGCGGCTACGTCGTGCCAGAGCCTTTAGAAGCGTCCATCAT